CGGAATTTTTTTCGGAGAATTTTTTGTGTATAGGTAAGTAGTCTATTCTTTTAGTATGTCCCAGGAACATTGATAGCAGAAGTTATCCTCTTTTATTGGCCTTAGACACATTTGACATAGCATCGGCTCTTTCAAGGGTCTTATCGACGTCTGTTCTATTGGATCTAAATTCTTTTCGTTTTTCGTTTCTTTGCTTATTGAATTCAATTCGTCTTTCATTGTCTTTCTTTATCGCTGATATATCTATCTGGATATTCTTTATCTGGTTATACATCTTTATACTGCCTATGATAGCGACAATGGCTACGACAGTTACTAATACTAGTGTGAACATTTGATTTTGTTTTTTATTTAATTTAATCAGTGGCCTTAATCTTGACTACCACTTTCTTCACTAATGAAGGGCCTTTTCTATGCGGTAGACCGGGTTAATGTACTTCTCCTGCCGGAAGATAACAGAATTTTCGATTATAAAGAGGAAGAATAACAGTAGGCATTGCTTCTTTATAGTAGAGAGTAACGTCTTTTTCTTCATCATAGTTAAACTTTACCTTGTTTAACTTGGGGTTGTAGTACTCTACCGCTTCTTGACCTTCTAAGACCATATGGAGATCGTCATAGATTTCGTGAGACTCACACAGAGAGGAGTGACCCGTCACATAAGAAGAGATAATAACCGTACAATAGCCGAGGTCCCTAGTACCGTCTTCAGAATCGCTTGATAGACTAGAGAGATAGTCTTGTATCGAAGAGAAATTAGGCCTTCCTTTAAAGTAGTAATGAAGGTTAGAGAGATCATCGTAGATCATATAACATGGATTTGAAGAGCGGTGACCCGGGAGTTATCGACTAATCTTTTAATATATCTTTAATTTTCTTATCACGTACCTCACAATCATGAGCATGTAGGTGTTGCCACATATCTGCCTTTAGAGAATGAACCTGAGAGGTTAAGGATTCAAATACATTTCTTTCTACATCTCTTAGACCATCACATAAACTTAGGTAATCTGACTCTAAAGACTTAACCCTCTTTTCCAGATCTTTCTTCTGCTCATGTTGTAGATAAACAAAAGGTAGAGTAGCTCCTAGTAATAAAAATAACACTTCTACCATAATACTTTAATTTAGTTGCCTTTCAGCATATTAATACTTATACTTCTATATAATATACGATATATTTATCAAAGAAGCAACTATTATATGCGAGTAAATGAACAAATTAGACCCGAATAAACTTTTTAACATCTTCAATGCCTCTGATGAGACTATATATGAAGAGCATAACATACAACATTTGTTCGAAAACCCGTATGTATTGATGGGTATGGTGGTGAGAGGGTTAGAGAATTACTCTATCATCGATGGAATGTACATGATGAGATATAAGGAGCAGTATGAATCTGTAAGAGAGACTGTTAAGGAACAATTTTATAACCGCCTCTACGCCTATCTCCTTAGGATTAACCTTAAAAAGTTTGAAAACATCTATGTCATTACCGAAGAATATGATAAGATGGGAGTATTCCACGCCCTCGACCACCTACTCTATTATTATCAAGAGAAAGAATACTATGAGAGGTGTGCTGTAATAAAATCTTTTGATGATTTATTGAGGAATACAATGACTCCTCCTATCTACGACTACAATGTTGATAGTTTATTGCAAGAATTAAAGCTAAGAGTTGATTAGAATATAAAATTTTCGGGTCAAAATGCGCGCGATGCGCGTGGGGACTTCGGCCTTCTTAAGGTATTTCGCAGGCACGCTCCCTAACTCCTTCATTCTCAATAAAAATCTTTGTTATTCACTGGCTTAAAGTTGTTTTTCTGCGGAATAGTCCGTATCTTAAGGTATAAACTAATTTAAAAACATGTATATGAATTTAACTATTCGAGAATTAAATGAAATCATCTATGCTTTAGGTGTAGCTGAGTATAAGGGAATGTTTGTAGATAAAGAAACAAACTTTTCTGCTGGAGATAAGGTAAGAAATGAGCTTGATAGGGTGATTAAGGAGGGTGAAAGTCTAAGAAAGGCTACTCAAATCACTTCTACCGAAAAAGTACAAGAAAAAACCACTTCTACTAAAGTGATTACCCCTATTACCGACACGGGTTCAGAGGTTGCCGACTTTTTAATTGCTGTTACTGCTCACCTTCCAGAAGCATCAGAAGAAAAACCAGTAAAAAAAGCTAGCTTTCCAGGTGCAAAGAAAAGTAATTTAATGGATCCGGAAAAATAATTTACAAAAGAGTGGCTATTCTGCGTTTTTTTATATATCTTCAATAATATATAAGATATTAGATATAATATAAAGATATTAAATAAATATATAAGATATTAAATATATAGATATAAATATAAAGCAGGGGAATCCTATAAAAAAAACTAAGTTATGTTAAGTGCCGAACAAATCCAATCAAATTGGGATAAACATATTAAGATTATTAACCATTACATTGGTGGTGATCGTAAAAATAGCGTATTAGCTCTAGTAGAAACGTTAGCCGAACATATGGTAATGGCTCCTGCTAGTAGTAAATCATGGTATCATAATGCTTTTCCGGGTGGATACATTGAACATGTTAATAGAGTTGTACAATGTGCCGTAAAACAAAAAGAATTATGGCAGTCTATGGGAGCTTCTATTGACTTTACTGATGAAGAGTTGGTAATGGCAGCTATCTTCCATGATCTAGGTAAAATTGGTGACGGAGATAAGGATTGTTATATTCCTCAAACAGATAAATGGAGACAAGATAAGTTACATGAAATGTATACTCCTAATCCTGAAATCTCGTTTATGTTAATCCCTGACCGTTCTCTTTATATCTTACAGAGATTCGGTATTAAATTATCTCATAATGAGTATTTAGGTATTAGACTACACGATGGTGTGTTTGATAAAGCTAACGAAGCTTATTTCTTTAGTCACAACCCAGACTCTCGAATGAAAACTAATATTGTAAATATTTTACACTCAGCAGACTTTATGGCTTCTAAGGTAGAATATGATTTATGGAAGAATAAAGGAGGAGTTACAGAACCTAAAGTACAAAAAGCTAAAGCCTCTACAGGACGCCCTGTTAATTCATCAGAAGGTTTATCAAACTTAATTAAAAATTTATAATATGATTTGGATTATATCAATTTTAGGGCTACTTCTAATTGTATCAGTGTTTGCAATATACAACCTACTTACTAAAGTAGAGAAATATGAAGATGTTATACAAGATCAAGTTAAATACTTAAACAATATTTCAGCATCTATTGCTGAAGCAAAAATGCACCTACAGAAATTAGACGGAGAAGGAACTTTTCAGTCGGACGATGAGGTCGGTTATTTCTTTAAACAACTACAAAACGTACAAGAAGAGCTAAACCGATACATGCTCCCGACTAATTATGGCCAGAACCAAAGCGAAAAGTAACTACTTTACAAAAGAGACAGAAGACTACATAGTCCTCTATAATACTTCCTCAGATCACGTTTATAGAGCTAAAATATTCACAGATCATATTTATATGCCGTTTTATAAACTGGCAGAGAATATAATACATACCTTTAAATTTTACTATACCGACGTAGAACATATTGAAGATCTCAAACATGAGATCGTTTCTGTTTTATTAGAAGAGAAGATTATGAAGTTTGATGCTACTAATGGAGCAAAGGCTTACTCATACTTCGGTACAATTGTAAAGAGGTGGTTAATAAACTACAACAATAAGAACTATAAAAAATTAAAGCAGATAGGATCCTTCTCGGATGTAGAAGAGTGTTATGAACCAGATTTAGAAGTTGACGGACAATTTAAGATGTCTTTATCAGCATTCCTAGATATGTGGATAACAGAAATGTACGAAAGGGTAGATGAATTTTTTCCAAAAGAACAAGAAGCTAAGATAGCAGATGCAGTATTGACTATCTTTAAGACTAGACATGATTTAGAAATCTTTAAGAAAAAAGCGCTCTATATTTATATTAGAGAGATGACTGACTGCGAAACACCTCACCTAACTAGAGTAATATCTAAACTAAAATCAGAATTCTATAACAAGTATTTTGAGTATAGTGAAAACGGGTTAGTAGTCAATATTCTCGACTAACCTATTTATTATTAAAAAAGTATGAGTTTAGATAAGAAAATTTTTGGAGAAACCTCTCTTGCTGATTTATTTCAAGAGATACATACTAATTCTAAATCTACCCGTTCGCAAGTTACTGCTTTGATTGCAGAATTAAAACCCTTGATTGAAAGCATAGGAGATGCTACATTAGTAGTACCTATGATAAAAGAATATATGGAGATTGGTGTTAAGAATGATGAAGCTTTAATTAAGCTAGCTACTATCATTCAGCGAATCGAAACAGGACAATCTAAAGGAGAAGAGTTTGACTTATCAGAATTAGCTGATTTATTACAAGAAGCTGAAACGATTAACAAAGAAGTAAAAGAAACGGA